CAAGGGGAGTCCTTTTTCTTTTTTAATAACCCTAACCACTTAGGAGATTTAAATGGCTATTGATAGCGATACACAAGGTGCAGATGCACGACTAGCAGTCCAATTCTATAAAAAAAGCGTTAAACAAGAAGATGCTTCAAACGAAGCTGGTAGACCAATTTTTAAAGAATTTGATTTCGTAAGAATTATGATTCCTGGCGATAATTTGACAGAAATTGACACTTACGCTCAAGAATCCCATAAACAGCGTTTTCCTCGTCAATGGGCGCATTATCAAAATCAAGTAGCAAACCATGAGGATATTATTGGCACACCTTTAGACCAATGGCCTCAAATTACTCGTAGCCAAGCCGATGAATTGCGTGGATTGAAGTTCCACACAGTAGAGTCTATTGCAGACTGTTCTGACCAACAATTACAGCGTATTGGTATGGTTGCAGGAATGTCACCCCATAATTTCCGCATAAAAGCCAAAGCATTTTTGAATTTAGCCAATGATTCTGCTGAAGTAGCACAAAGAGAAGCAGAATTGCAAGCATTAAAAGCAGAAAATGATAAAATCAAGGCAGAAACAGATGCGAAGCTGGCTGCTATGCAAGAGCAGATGTCAGCGCTACTTGCGGCTGTTGCGGAAAAGACCCCAAAAACACGCAAAACCAAAGTAGCCGAGGCTTAATATGTCCCAAACGATGTTGCAACTTGTGCAGCAAACCACAGCAGAGTTAAACCTTTCTGTTCCCTCCTATGTCATTGGAAATCCATCACAAGATGTGCAACAAATTCTTGCTTTGATGAATGGTGCTGGCTATGAATTGCTTAAAGAGCATGATTGGCAAGCCTTGCAAGTGCAATATCGTTTCTACACTCAATCTTTAACCGCCAATGCCACAACTGTCAATGGTTCGTATAACTTGACTTTTGAGGCTGGCACAGATTTAAGCAATGTTGATAGTCAATGGCAACTTCAAGGCTATAACATTCCTCAAGACACTTATGTAGTTTCCGCAAATAACACTACAAAAGTAGTAGTAATGAGTCAAATGGCTAGTGGTGATGGAGTGCAGTCTGTAGTCTGCGCTCAAACTGCTTATGACCTTCCTGCTGACTTTGAAACTATTACAGACCGCACCCATTGGGACAAAACTAAACATTGGGAAATGTTAGGCCCTGAAGATGCACAACAATGGCAATGGTTAAAGTCTGGTTATATCTCCACAGGCCCAAGAGTGCGTTGGAGAATATTAGACAACCAATTCCAAATATGGCCTATTATGAACACCCAAGAATATTTGGGCTGGGAATACAGGTCAAAAGGTTGGGCAAGAAGCGCTGCTGGTGCTATTAAAAATAGCTTTACTGCTGATTCTGACACTACTGTGTTTGATGACCGCATTATGACGCTTTATACAAAGCTCAAATATTTTCAAGTTAAGTCTTTTGACACAACTGCGTTATTGCAAGATTATCAGCGTTATTTAACTATTGCTAAAGCTAATGATAAAGGTGCGCCTAATCTTAGCTTTGCACCATACCCATCTAAGGTACTTATTGGCTACGCTAATATCCCTGATACTGGTTATGGAAGCTAATTATGCTGTTATCTCAACCAAAAAAGTTTACTGCTAATACTGCTAGTGTTCCTGCCCCTATAGGTGGTTGGAATGCTAGGGATTCATTGGCTAACATGGCCCCAATAGATGCCGTACAGCTTATTAACTTTTTTCCTACGCCTACTGATGTAAGCCTTAGAAAAGGTTATGCAAAAACCTCTACAGGCATTACAGGCAAAGTTTATAGCTTAATGAACTATGCCAATATTAATGGCACTAATACATTATTTGCCGCAGCAGAAACAAAGATTTGGAATGCTTCAACAAGCACCGCAACCGAAGCGTTTTCTGGTCTTACAAACAGTAAACTGCAATTTGTAAACTTTTCCAATGCTGGTGGTGATTACATAATAGCTTGTAATGGTCAAGACCCTACAATGGTTTATGACGGCACAAGATGGTTTTTTGTAGCAACTACTACAACTGCTCAAACTATTACTAGTATTACAAGAGGTGGCACAGGTAATTTAACCGCTACTGTAACAACAGCAGTTGCTCATGGTCTTGTAGACAAAAATAGAGTGACCATTTCAGGTGCTACAGCGTCTAATTACAACGGCACTTATGTTATTGATGTAACAGGCCCAACAACCTTTACTTATGTAATGGCTACTGCACCTGCGGCTAACGCTACTGTAGTAGGAACATATAGCGTTGTAGGCATTACAGGTGTAGATTCTTCATCTTTTATTAATGTCAATTTGTTTAAAAACCGTTTATGGTTTACGCAAAAAGACACCATGAAAGTATGGTATTTGGATGTAAGTGCTCTTGGTGGCGTTGCAACATCTATTGATTTTGGTGGTATTGCTCGTAATGGTGGTTTTTTACAAGCAATGGGTACTTGGACACTTGATGCTGGACAAGGCGCTGACGACTATGCTGTGTTTGTAACCAGTATGGGCGAGGTTATGGTTTATAACGGCACAGACCCTTCTAGCCCTACCACTTGGGCTTTAAAAGGTGTTTGGCAATTGGGTCAAACATTTAACCGCAAATGCTTTTTTAAGTGGTCTGGCGACCTTCTTTTACTTACGCAAGATGGTTTAGTGCCCCTTTCTTCAGCACTTCAATCTAGCCGCTTAGACCCTAGAATTAACCTTACAGACAAGATTTATTACGCTGTAAGCATAGCTGCAACTACTTATTATGCTAATTTTGGTTGGCAGATTAACTATTTTGCTAGTGAAAATATGTTGATATTAAACATTCCTATTAATGGTGGAATGGAACAATATGTCATGCACACCATTACTAAGTCTTGGGCTAGATTTACAGGTCTTGAGGCTTATTGCTGGGAAACATCAGGAGCTAATGAAATTTACTTTGGTGGCGATGGCTATGTAGCCAATTTCTACCAAGGAAATGCAGATAATGGCGCTAATATTCAAGCCTCTGCCCAACAAGCATATAGCTATTTTGACAGCCCAGGTCAATTAAAACGCTTTACTATGGTTCGCCCAATATTTCAATCAAACAATGGTGTACCTACTACAGCAGTCAATATTAGTACCGATTTTGAGCCTCAAACTGAGTTTGGAACACTTACATTTAATCCAGCCTCTACAGTAGGGGGTGTTTGGGATACCTCCGTTTGGGATGACGCTTTGTGGAGCGCTGGCGATTTGGTTACAAAAACATGGTATGGAGTAACTGGACTAGGTTTTTCTGCTTCTGTAAACCTGTCTATAGCCTCACAAGGCATTGATTTTAAATGGACTTCTACCGACTATGTAATGGAAAAAGGTGGCGTTCTGTAATGCGTAGGGTTACTACAGAAAATCAAGAGGAATTAAGAAGTTGGATTACAGGTGTTTTAGGTACACAGTTTGGCAAAGAAACCATGTGTATAGGACAAGAAATAGACGGAAAAGTAGCAGCAGTTATTGCTTATACTAATTTTCAAGACAAATCTTGTTGTATGCATGTAGCTTCAATAATGCCAAATTGGATTAGTAAAGATTTATTATGGGCAGTTTTTGATTATCCCTTTAACTCATTGAAAGTTAAGGTTATACTAGCGGCAGTAGCTTCTACAAATGAAGAAGCTCTGAAGTTAGACCGACACCTTGGTTTTGTTGATAAAGCGTATATCGAAGATGCCCATATAGATGGGGATTTGGTTATATTAGCTATGAGGCGTGAAAATTGTCGATGGCTCGACATTAAAGCGCCTTTAAAAGGAGATTGACATGGGTGGTGGTGGAGGAATTTTAAGTCCTATAACAAACACATTATTTGGTTCGCCTCAGACAGTAGCGACACCAGATTATACTGGTGCAGCTAGAGAAACTGCGGCAAATAATCTTGCTGCGTCTAGAGCTGCTACTGCTGCCAATCGTGTAAATCAAGTAACTCCTTGGGGTAATTTGAATTACGCAATTACAGGTGAAGATAAGTACGGCAATCCAACTTGGACTGCTACTCAAACAATGACGCCTGAATTGCAAAATGCAACTTCTAATATCATAGGTCAAGTTGGCAATCAATATTCACAAGCATTTACAGGTGGAGATTTACCTTCTTACGGCATTAATCCTGGCGAAAATTATTCTGACGCTATTATGCGTAGACTTAGCCCACAAATGGAAATGCAACAAAAGCAATTTGATGCACAAATGGCTAATCAAGGTATAGCACCAGGTTCTGATGCTTATGCAAACGCAGCAAGAGTATTTCAACAAGGTCAAAATGACCAACGCACAAGTGCTATTACAGGTGGTATGGGTATTGGTTTAAGTGCAAATCAACAACAATTTGCACAAAATTTAGCCAAATATCAATTACCTATGACTATTGCAAGTCAAATAAAAGCATTATCTACTCCTGGATATGTAAACCCAGCAAGCCAACAAACAACTGCTGGTGCAGACATTATGGGCGCTATGGGTCTTGCCAATCAAAACAATCAAGCTAATGCCAATGCTGCAAATGCTAGAGCAAATGCTGAAATGTCTGGCTTGTTTGCTCTTGGTGGTGCTGGCATTAATAAATGGGGTTAAAAAATGGATAATGTTGCTCAATATTTACAAATGTTAGATGTAAGCGGTCAAAATCCAGCAATGCAAAACATTAATGGTCAGCGTGATTTATATAATCAAAATATGTCTGCAATGCAAGCGTTAAGTCAGCAAGCATTATCAGGAAAACAAGTTTCTCCATTGCAATCATTGGCTGATGCTTTAAGAGCGCAAAAGAAACCTGGTTTAGGTCAAGTTGTAGATGCTCAAGGCAATATTGTGCCTGACCCTACTTATGCAACTGGTAATCCTTACAAAAATATGAATCCTAGCGAAATTGCTAATATGCAAGAATACGGAATTTAATATGGCTACTTACGACCAAATAAACCCAGAGATTATTGGATTAGCAGAGCAAAAAGCTCTTGCTAAATCTCTTAGAGAGCATGGCATGAAACAAAATTTGCAAGGTCAAATGGTTTCTGGTCGTTTTGTTGGCGCTAGTCCATTACAAGGCTTAGCAGATTTGCTCAATATTCATACTGGCAAATCAATGGAAAGAGAACTTGCACAAAAAGAAAAAGATATTATTCAGCAACAACAAATGGCTCAAAATGCCAATTTGCAACAAGGCTTAAATCAATATTACGGCACACCTGAATTTACTCAGCAAGGCCCAACGCCTGAAGGTGGTAATATTCCCGTGCAACTCGCTATGCAGCCTGACCGCAGAATGGCATTAGCTACATTACTTGCTCCTGAAGGTGGCGCTACCTCTAAAGCTATTGCTTCAAAATTACTTGAAAAAGAATTTGAAACTCCTAAAACTCATGTAGTTCAACCTGGTGCAGTATTGGTTGATGAAAAAGGTAATAAAATGTATCAAGCTCCTTATCGCCCATTAGCAGGAGAAGGTGGTTATGGTTCTGGATTTGCTGGAGAAGGTCATTTTAATAAAAAGAGTGATTGGATTACTCCTGATGGCAGAACGACCATTAAAGCAGCAGATGTATCAAAAGACCGTTCATTAGTGCAGCTTGCTCAATTTTTAAGTAAAGGTCTTGACAGAATAAAAGATGAAGATATTAAAAAATCTGACACAATTTTAGGTGATGTAACTAAAGAAAATCCAAATAAATCATTTTTTGCTAAAAAACTTGGATTTGAAGATGCTGTATCAGCACAAACTAAAATTAATTCAAGTTCTGTTATGCAATTATTGCAAAATTTACCACCAGGCCCTGCGTCTGATAAAGATATTAAAATGGCTAAAAGCACATTTCCTGGTTATGGAAGTGAAAAAGCTCTTAGAGAATGGATTGTTAATACTAAAGAGTTGCTTAACGATAAAGTTGCAATTATTAATGCTAAATATGGCAGCGAAAATTGGTATGGCGCACAAGGTTCATCTTTAAAATCTAAAGAAAAATCTAACTATAGTGCAAATAATTTACCTCCTGGCGTAACAAAAGAGCTATGGAATGTAATGACCGATGAAGAAAAGGCTGCGTTTTAATATGACTCCTGAACAAGCGATTGCAACAGCAAATGCTAGACTAAGGCTTAGTCAGGCTAATGCCGCCCCTGAGCAAGGTAATATGTATACTCAGTCTTCTGAAGATATTCAGTACGACCCTATGAGTGGTGTACCTTTAAATACATCTTCTTATGGTTCAGAGACTAAAGGCGGTACAGATTATGTTCGTAAAGCCTTAACAACTGCTGCTGCATTACCTATAAATGTAGCAACTGGCGCAGCAAAAAATGTGGGTGGATTAGCTCAAACTGTAAATCGTTATTTTGGTGGAGATTTTTCAAAAGGCAACCTTTCAAAGCCTGAAGAATTTTTAAACGCTATTAATCAAATTGAAACAGGTACGCAACAACAAGCTGGTTCACCTAACTTGCTTAAAGGTGCAAGCATGGTTGGTCAAGCAGCGCCTTGGTTTGCTACTGGTGGTGCTGGTGGTATTCCTAGCTATTTAAATGCAGCCAAAAATATTGGCAAAGGAATTGGAATAGGAGCTGGGTCTGCTTTAGCTACTCCTGAAGAAGTTGGCATGAGTCCTGAAGAGTTTAGAGCCGCAAAAAACAAGAATATTGCTATTCAAAGTGCTTTAGGCGGTGCTTTTCCTGCTGTTGGAAGCCTTGTAAGCGCATTGCGTGGAGCAAAACAAACTCCACAAATGGCAAATGTTGTAGAAAACGCTAGAGAAGCTGGTTATATAATGCCGCCAACTCAAGCTGGTGGTGGTTTTTTTAGTAAAACATTAGAAACTTTAGCTGGTAAAGAGCCTACAGCACAAGCAGCAAGCCTTAGAAACCAAGAAATTACTAACAAATTGGCTATTAAATCTTTAGGATTATCTGAAGATACTGTTCTTAGTCCAGAAATACTTAAATCTGTAAGAGATACAGCAGGTATTGCTTATGAAAATTTAAAATTATCAGGCACAGTTAAAACTAGTCCTAAATTTATTGAAGCATTAGATAACATTAAACCTTACAAAGATGCAGTTCAAGCTGCCAAAGACTTTCCTGAAGAAGCTGCAAATCCAATTATCAAAACTATTGAATCTTTAAAAAGGCCTAATTTTGATGTAAATTCTGCTGTTTCTAAAATTAATTTATTAAGAAATAATGCTGATGTAGCATTTAAACAAGGTGATTCTGCTCTTGCAAAAGCCAATAAAGATGCAAGTAAAGTGCTTGAAAATACAATTGAAAATCATTTAGCTAATACTAAGCAAACAGAATTGCTTGACAAATTTAGAGAAGCTAGAACTCTTATTGCAAAAACTTATGAAGTTGAAAAGGCAATGAATAAGACTACTGGCTCAGTAGATGCAGGAAAACTTGCTTCACGCTTGCAACAAGGCAAACCTATGAGCGATGAATTAAAAGACATTGCAAGTTTTGCTCAAGCATTTCCAAAAGCAGTTAAAACTCCAGAAAGAATGGGTGGGTTTATTGCTTCAAGAGGAGCAGACTTAGCATTAGCTACTGGTACTGGTACTGCTTCATTATTAGGCGGCCAAGATAAATATACAACTGGCGGAATAAGTTTAGCTACATTGTTAGCTCGCCCAGGAGCTAGAAGATTGGCTTTGTCAAGCCCCGTACAAAATAGATTGGCACAACAAGCTGCTGAACCTGGAGCAATTAGACAAGCGCTTCCATCGCCAGAAGAAACAAGACAATTAGCTAAAATGTTATTAATGCAACGCTTAGGAAGCACTTCGGAGAATAGAAATGAGTAGAAATGGTAGCGGAGTCTATACACTCCCAGCAACAAACCCTGTAGTACCAGGCTCAACTATTGCTACAGTTTGGGCTAATGGCACTATGTCTGACATAGCCGCAGCCTTAACTGGCTCTTTGGCGGCTGATGGTCAAACCCCAATGACAGGCAATTTAAACGCTAATAGTAATAAAATTACAGGTTTAGTAGCAGGTACAGTAGCTGGCAATTCTGTTGAATATGCCCAGTTTGCTACCCCTACTTTTACAGGTGATGTAACTTGTTCTTCTACAGGCTATATTCAAATTCCTGCTGGCACAACTGCTCAAAGACCTGCTACTGCTGCTGCTGGTGAAATTCGTTATAACACTACTATAGGTGCTTATGAAGGCTATGTAAGTGGCATTCCTGGTCAAACTGTTTCAGGTATTAGCTATGTAACTACTACCGCTACATTAACTACAGCAGTCACTCATGGCCTTTCTACAGGCAATATAGTAACTGTTTCAGGAGCTACTCCAAGTGCTTATAACGGCACATATACCATTACAGTAACAGGTGGAACTACCTTTACTTATGTAATGGGGTCAAATCCTGGCGCAAATGCAACAGGTGGCTCTTATACTTATGGCGCATGGTCATCTATTGGTGGTGGTGCTACAGGCGGTGGCACAGACCAAGTATTTGTGGAAAATACTACTATTGTGACTACAAGTTACGCTTTGCCTACTGGTAAAAATGCTTCTTCAGTAGGCCCTATTACCATCAATTCTGGTCAAACAGTTACAATTCCTAGCACTCAGCGCTGGGTAATCTTGTAAAATAGACGAAATTAAAGGATAAACAAAATGAGTTCAGTCGTAATTTCAGGTGATACAAGCGGTGCTAT